TTGGACTAAAGATAGAAAACAAGAAACTATAATTTTTTTCCTTTATTATATCTGAATATGCAAGACCTATAGATTCCTTATCTGAACTAGCACGTAAAATATATTCATTATCCTGACTATAATTATTACTATTATTTTCTATTTGTTCATAAATAAAAAAATCATATTTTCTTCCTTTATATTCTAATACAACACGTTTATTATTTTCATCTATCCAATCATTATAACTCATAGTATCTAACATTTTAACACGTTCATTTACATTGTTTATAAATTCCGTATCTAAATCAGATTTATGAGTTTGATTAAATTCTAAATCTTGTTTACCTTTATTTTTAATATTTTTTTCCCAATCTGTTAAATAATATTTAACATACAAGATCTGTAATACTAAAATAATAATATAACAAATAATAATATATTGCATATATTATACTTTTAAAAAAATACTTTTATAATTCTTTTGTAATTCTTTTGCTAAAAGAATAATATTTATGTTGCATACATTAATCCACAATTACCACCAACAAATGTAACCATATTAACCCTTTCTTCAAATAAATATAAATTGAAATTATAATCATATATTCGCCATGTCGGTTTATTTATACCAATAATTGCACCAGTTTGCGGATCACAAATAGTCAATACTTGTGCCAAAGGATCTAATGGTGGAACAACAGTAGTAAATTCCATTTCAATCGTATTAAATTTATTCATATTAATAGCACCCGATGGTTGATTATCTAAAAATAATGATGATGAATCTAAACCAAAATTATATACATACAGTCCATTTGGAGCAGCACCAGGTGTCCTTATATATTTTTCTATATAATTATATACACCTGCTGGTTGAACATTTTCCCTATATTGACCATCAAATAAAAGGCCCATATTTACTAAAATAGGATAAGTATTTTGAGGATTATATACTCCTGTAATCATCCATCCAGTTAATATACCATCAGGATTAACACCTGGACCAACGCCTACTGAAATAAGATTACCTGATTGATCCATACGTGCTATATTATATGAACCATCTACTGGTCCTTGAACTATATCTTGTGGTAAATAATCATATGGCCAATTTGTATAATTAGACCATTCATTACGTAAATTAGCATCACTTCTTTGAAAATAAAATGTATAATTTGTTACCATACCCAATGAATTCAATTCAACTTTATTTGGACCAGTTACATTATAAAATATCTGTTCATGAATTTGTTTAAATAAATATTTCTGTTCATTAAGTGCAAATAAACGTGATTCATCATTTGAAAGAAAACAATATGTACAATTCAAATTAATATCTGAATTCCAAATTGTTCTTATATCTATATATGAAGCTGGTCCTATTGCAACATCTGGTGGTGGCTGTAAAAAACGATAAAATTGCATATAATTTAAATTGAAATTCGGAGCAACATATGGATAATTATTAAGTGGATCAAATACATCACGAATTTTAAATAATTGATTAATAGGTCTAAAATTAACAGTAATTTGAAGTTCATTATATTGTAAAGCTATTAATGGAAATGCTTTTTGTGTTTTATATGTAAACCAAGTGCTTAAAGGAATATATAATATACGTCCTCTAATAGACGGTTCAGCACCTGCTGGATTATCTGTATAATATGCATTCGGGTATGAATTAACACGTGAACCTGCATTTGCTGGATTATTTAAATAAGTAACATTACCAGTCATTTGATCAAATAAATATCTTTTTGTACCATTTAAATCTCTTTGTACTTGAGCCAATAAATAAGAACCAGAAAATTCTTGTAATTTTTGACTACCACAATTAACTGTAATTTTACTAATCATTTGTGCACCTAAATCATCTATCCATTTAAATTCATATGGTGCCCATTTTCCACCAGTTTCATCTGTTGGTGGATAAATTGGACTCCATATATTAGGTATTTCTACCGAAATATAACAATCCATTAACAAGTCGGCATATCTTGGAACTTTGAATGTAAAAGTTGATTCTTCTGTTAAACGTAAAGTTTTTGCACCTTCAAAATCAACTCTGAATTTTTGTAAACCGAAATTTGTACATTTTGCATAAGTTGTTTTAAAAAATGTTTTTGATGGATTACCATTTAGTATAATATTTTGTTGTCCAGCAGAAACTAAATTTAATAGACCACCTGCCATTTATGAATTAGTATAATATATACAAGTATATTTTAATCTTTAATAGTATATAATAATAAAAATGATTGCGAATATTGCCAATATGAATGAAAATTTTGCATCAATTATTGTTTTTTCTATTATTTTGATTTTATTAATTATGATGGGAATAAATATGTATTCTATGATAAATTTAGAATCAAGTACTTGTAATCATATGGATAAACTTTACCCAACAGTAAATGGTAAAATAAGGCCAATTTCTCTTAATACAAAGGACGAACAATTAGGATATACATTAAAAGATTATTATATTAAATCTGCTTATAATTCTTGTAGTGGTGGGAAATATAAAAATAATGTTGTTAATGTTTGTAATTTAATTGATATTATAAAACAAGGTGTAAGATGTTTTGATTTTGAAATATATTCTTTAAATGATACACCAATTGTTTCTACTTCTATTGAAAGTAGTTATTTTATTAAAGAGACTTATAATTCGGTTGATTTTGGAAGTGTAATGTCTACATTACAAAATTATGCTTATTCAAGTAGCACTTGTCCAAACCCAAATGATCCTATAATATTACATTTACGTATTAAAAGTAAAAATCAAAAAATGTATACTGCATTTGCAGAGATTCTTAAAACATATGATGGTTTGATGTTAGGACCTAATTATAGTTTTGAAAATAATGGGAAAAATTTAGGAAATGTTAAATTATTGGATTTAGTTGGTAAAATTATTCTTATTGTTGAAAAAGATAATACTGCATTTATGGAAAATATTGCTTTTTATGAATATGTAAATATGACTAGTAATTCTGTCTTTATGCGTGCAATCAAATATTATGACGTGAAATTTACACCTGATATGAATGAATTGATTGAATATAATAAACAAAATATGACTTTAGTAAAACCTGATGTTGGAGCAAATCCACCAAATTGTAGTGCTATACTAACTAGAGAGATGGGTTGTCAAATGGTTTGTATGCGTTATCAACTTGATGATAATTTTTTAAAAGAAGATATGGCTTTTTTTGATAGTTGTGGTTATGCATTTTGTTTAAAACCTGCTAATTTACGATATATTCCTGTTGTTATTGCTGATCCACCACCACCAAATCCAGCATTGTCTTATGCACCACGACATATTGAAAAAGATTATTATAAAATTAAGATTTAATGCGCTTTTAGAAAAAGCGCGCAAAATCTTTGGGATGGTTGTTTTTTTAGTGAGATTTGTTGAGTTATTATATTATTTCTCAATAAATCTCATTAAAAATTCAACTATTTACATATCCTTATTTAGAAATCCTATAATCCTATAAATCTTATAAATCTTATTATATATTCTTATTTACATAAATTTATATAATAATCCTATTTACATATCCTTATTTACATATCCTTATTTACATATCCTTGTTTTGCGCGCTTTTTTTAAAAGCGCAATATATATAATATGACAAAGTTTAGAAAACCTTCGTTTAAACTAGGTGGGAAGGGGGGTAAATATTTATTCCGTTTACTATTTTTATTAGCATTTATTGTTTTAGGTTATTATGTGTTAACTAAATTCATAAGTAATGATGAAGGATATCAGAATAATATGGTAACCGTAACTTTGCAATTTACAGGAAGCTTAAATAACCCAAAGCCCATAACTGGAAAATATGATCCAAATACAACAATTTTTACAATATTACAAAAATCAAACATCTCACCAAATATTTATAAGGTTTTTGCTAATATTAAGGGTGATGCTGTAGATATTAGTAGCCCAATTTCTTATTATAGTACAAATAATGTTACTTTATATTTGATGAAAAGATTAGGAGGTGGTTGATACGTATATAATCCACTAAAAATAAAATTCAACTCTTTACATATCCTTATTTACATATCCTTATTTACATATCCTTATTTACATATTATCCTATATCTATTTACATAATCAATCCTATAATCCTATAAATCCTATTATATTATCCTTATTTACATATCCAGAGGGTTTTGCGCGCTTTTTTTAAAAGCGCTTTTTTAAATCTTTCATTATTATAATACAAACAACTAATAATGAAAACAAAAACTATAAAAAAGGAAATTAAAGAAACAAATAAAAAAGAAATTAAAGAAAAAAAAGTAAACATGACTAATGAAAAGTCTATTTGTAAAAAAGGATTAAGTTTACAAGATTGTGAACTAGCAATATTGCGTCAAGCAGTTGATTTAGCAGAAACAAAAATGGGTCAACGTGTTGTCAATACTCCAGAAGTTCAAGATATGATTAGTACTGTTGAAGATTTCCTCAAAAGAAAAAATCTTATTTGTTATGGTGGTGTTGCAATAGATGCTCTGTTACCTGAACAAGACAAAATATATAATAAAGATGTTGAATTAAGTGATTATGATTTCTTTAGTGCAAATGCACTTGATGATGCAAAAGAATTAGCCAATATATATTTTAAAAAAGGATATAGTGAAGTTGAAGCAAAATCAGGTGCACATCACGGAACATATAAAGTATTTGTAAATTTTTTAGGTGTTGCAGACATTACAAGTATTCCAAAAGATTTATTTGATACTTTGAAAAAAGAAGCTGTTCGCGTTGGTGGAATATTATATGTCCCACCAAATTATTTACGAATGTCAATGTATTTAGAATTATCAAGACCTGCTGGAGATATTAGTCGTTGGGAGAAAGTATGGAAACGTTTATCTCTCATCAACAAATATTATCCTTTGACAGATAAACAATGTAGTAAAATTGATTTTCAAAGAAAAATAGGTGATGATACAAATGAAGAAAAGCAAATTCAAATTTATGAAACAGTTAAAAATGCATTTATTCATCAGGGGTGCGTTTTTTTCGGTGGGTATGCCATATCACAATATTCTCAATATATGCCAAAAAATTTACAAAAAAGTTTACAGAAAATTCCTGATTTTGATGTTCTCTCAAATGATCCTGAAACAACAAGTGAAATTGTAAAAGAAAGATTAAAAGATATTGGTGAATCAAATGTGAAAATTATTATACACGAACCTTTTGGTGAAATTATACCTATTCATTATGAAATCAAAGTGAATGATGATACTGTTGCTTTTATATATAAACCAATTGGTTGTCATAGTTATAATATTATTGAAAAAGATAAAGAACATATTAAAATTGCTACAATTGATACAATGTTGAGTTTTTATTTGGCTTTTTTATATGTAAATAAAGGTTATTATGATCCTGATCGTATTATTTGCATGTCCAAATTTTTATTTGATGTTCAAGAAAAAAATCGTTTAGAACAAAAAGGATTATTAAAACGTTTTAGTATTAATTGTTATGGACATCAGGAATCAGTTGAAGAAATGCGTGCGGATAAAGCAAAAAAATTTAAAGATTTATCTGGAAAACGAGGAACAAGAGAATATGACGAATGGTTTTTATCATATAAACCTGGACAAAAGGATAATGAAATTAAAAAACAGCATTATAATAGTAGGTCGGATAATAGACCAGCTAGTAAAACAATTAGACCAATTAGACCAAATAGACCAAATGCAACAAGGAAAAATAAAAAAAGAACCAATAAAGATTGGGGTTTATTTTATAAAAAATCACGTAGGCGCTTTTAGGCGCTTTTAGACGCTTTTAGACGCTTTTAGAAAAAGCGCGCAAAACCCTCAAGGATAAGTGCGTATATGTAAAATGAGATTTATTCATAACTGTAATAAATTTCATTAAATAAATCATTAAATAAATAAATAGATAAATAAATAAATAAATAGATAAATCTCATTTGTCATTTATATTTCGCGAGGGTTTTGCGCGCTTTTTCTAAAAGCGCTTAAAAGCGCTTAAAAGCGCAAATCTACTACTACAGGATAATGATCTGAATTATATGTTCCACAAAATTCACCATAACCCTTATAAATAAATG